TGAACGGTGGTGAGGTAGTTCTCTACTCTTAATCAAATCAATTCGGGGGGTGAAATTCCCCCCATATTTAACTAACTTAAAATCAAATACTTATGTCGTGCGAAGCTCTCGAATCCATTGTGAAGTCATGTGACAACAACAGTGGAGGCATTGAAAAAATTTGGATTAATCAACAAGACAACATTGCATCATTCACTTTAGATGCAACCAACACTTGGACAATCGATGCGATCACTTTAGCTGGTGGTGCTCCTGACTATACTCCTTTTGAGATACGCAGAAACACTGGAAGCTACACTGAAGATGCAGCCATTGACCTTGTGAACGGTTCATCTTATGTGACAAAAACAATCTCGTTGATGTTCCACAGACGTGACCAAGACAAATCTCAAGCAATCAAAATCTTGGGTGCTGGTCAACAATACCTTAACGCAATTGTTAAGGATATGAACGGCAAGTACTGGTACTTCCCATTCCTTCAGTTGAGTGCTGTTGGTGAAGGTTCAGGTACTACTCGTGCAGATGGTAGCAAGTACTCTGTGACATTGATCGCAGAGAATGACTTCCTCGCATACGAGATTGAAGAGGCTGCTGTGAATGCTGTCATTGCTTAATCAAAAATCAACCTACTACAAAGAGCCATCCAATCGGGTGGCTTTTTTTGTGAACAAAATTTGACCTCATTGCAATATAAGTAAATGATTTACATTAACAAGGGAGAGGTGAATTCAATTGTGCTGACACTGACAGAGGTGTCGACATTGAGCTCGCCATATTATTTGTTCGTTTTTCAGAACGAAATGAACCCAACATCCGACCCAATCCTATTCACAGCACCCGATGACTCCGACTATCCAGAGAGATTCAATCTATTCTATTTGGATGAGCCCGTTGATGTCGAGCTAATGAAGGGACAATATACATACTCGGTGTATGAATCCACCATACCACCCACATCAATCGAGGATACCACTGGTGTTGTCATTGAAGAGGGCAGAATGGTTGTGAGTGGTGCATCGACATCATCAATTTACGATTAATCATGGGCATATTCGATAGATTCAGAGCACAAAAACCAGCAGAGATGGAAGTCATCTCACCAAATTATGAGGCATTCAGCACACCATTCTTGAAAGTTGGTGGCGCAAACCTTTCTTTGCCATACGTCAACGGCAGATACACAACTGCTGGATGGATTTCATTTGGCCAGGACAATATGTATCCAGAGCTACTTAATCAGATGGTGTTCAGCTCACCGCTTCATGGTGCCATCGTGGACTACAAGACCAACGCTGTCATCGGTGGTGGCTTCGACATCAAAGTTGAGGGCGCAACTGCCAAGGATTTGCTTGACCTCTACACATTCGAGAAGAAAGTCAACATCAAAAAGATTGCAAGAGCAGTTACCGAGCAGTTGATTGTGCACAATCGTGTTTACTTCCGCCTGGTATTTGATGAGAAAATGAAGCTCAAGAGAGTGCACAACGTATCGCCAGAGAAGGTGAGACGTGGTCGTCAACCAAATCAGTACTTCATCTGTGAGGATTGGTCGGCTCGAATCAATGTGCAAGAAATCAAGAAGCACCATCCGACTTGCACTGACACAGAACAGTTGTTTGTTTATGAGGTAGAGACCCTTGGTCAAGATTGGTATCCGTTGCCGAAGTATTCAAGTGCTTTGAACTTCGCATTCCTATCTGGTGAGCTTTCGTACTTCGCCAAATCCAACATCCAGAACAGCATCTTCCCATCGTTTGCAATCATGTTCCCAAAACGTCCGCAATCGGAGGAGGAAAAGAACGTACTGCGTAACACCATCGACAAGCTCAAAGGAAGTCAGAACGCTGGCAAGACTGCCGCATTTTTTGCTAACTCACAAGACCAGCTTCCAAAGATTGAGAGCATCCCAACCAACTCAAATGACAAGCTCTTCCAGGAAGCATCTGCACTCAACACAGAGCAAATCTGCTTCGCTCATACCATTGACCCAATCTTGATGGGTGTCCGCACCACTGGCTCGCTTGGTTCTGGTAGCGATATCAAGCAAGCATATATCATCTTTGAAAAGAATGTCGTGATGCCATTGCGTGAGCAAGTGCAAGATATCTTCAATGAGATTCTGCACATCGCCAAGCTCGGATTCGCTGACTTCACGATCAACAACTTCCAAATCATCAATGAAACCATTGTTGAAATTGAAGGAGATGCAAGCAAAACATCTGACGCACTCAACTCATTGAGTCCATTGGTTGCTACCAAAGTACTTGAGCAGATGACCATCAATGAAGTCAGAGCACTCGCATCACTTCCACCGATTGAAGGTGGTGATGTAACCCAAACACAAGCAGCAGCAGCCGCACAACCTCAAATACCTCAAGCGTAATGTTGTATTTTATCACAGAAAACTACCTCAAGACCAACACGCCAATCACTGCCAATGTGGATGTGACTGATGTGTTCCCATATGTAGCAACTCAAGCACAGCTCCGAGTGATGCCGATATTGGGCACCGTATTCTACAACCACTTGCTCGATGCTTACAACAATCAGACGTTGACACCTGAAGAGGAGCAGCTCGTTGCATTTATTCAGCCGGTCATCGCATGGAGGTCCGCTGAAGATGCAGTCTTTGGCTTGACGTATCAGCTCAAGAACAAGGGACTCCAGCAACAGAGTGGTGACTTCTCGCAGCCAGTCTCTCGCAGTGAGGTTGCATTCGGCATGGAGCACTATGCACAGAAAGCATCTTTCTTTGAGATGCGCCTCATCAAATACTTAATCAAAAACAAAGCGGAATATCCTATCTTCATCAGCCACGAGAATCGTGATACTGACCTTCGCCCACAAATCGAGTGCCTCCAGTGCCTTGGTGACTGCTGGTTCAATGGCGAATGGAACTGCGGATATCCACGCAACAACGGATACAACAACCAAATTCTTGTCATCTGATGAAAAACAGCCTTTTTATTTTGACCGCTTCATTCGTTACAATACTCGCACCAGTGCAGCCAATGGTGTTGATTGCAATTCTTGCTATATTCATTGACACCATCTTCGGAGTATGGCGAAGCGTAAAGAAAGGAGGCTGGAAAGCATTCAAATCTCGCAGACTATCTGATACCATTGGCAAGTCATTGCTCTATTGTGGTGGCATCGTATTCACATTCCTCATCGAGAAGTACATCGCTGGTGATATCATCGCTCACTTCATCGCAGTTGAGCTCATCATGACAAAATTTGTGGCTTTCTTTTGCGTGATAGTGGAAGTCAAAAGCATCAATGAATCATATGAAAGCGTGACCGGCAAGAACATCCTCGCTGCCATGCGTAGATTCGTTACACGATCTAAAGCAGAACTCGATAAATGGAATTAGACATCTCCAAAATCAAGCAAGTCAGGCTCAAAGAGTCGCAGTACTTTGCCGAGGAGTCAGCCAAGACTCAAATCTATTTGCACCACACTGCTGGCAACGGCAATGCAGAAGCAGTGAGTCGATACTGGAACGGCACCAGCGATAGAGTAGCCACTGCATTTGTGGTTGGTCAAGATGGATTGATTGTTCAGTGCTTCTCATCCAAGCATTGGGCGTGGCATCTTGGTATCAGCAAAGCAGAATTCAAAGGTCAAGGTGCCAAATATCAAAATCTTGACAAGGCTTCTGTTGGAATCGAGGTCTGCAACTGGGGATATCTCAAGGAGAAAGATGGTAAGTTCTACAACTATGTGAACGCTCGAGTGCCTGAATCTATGGTGACCACCTTGGACGAGCCATTCAAGGGATACAAGCATTGGTACAAATATACCGATGCACAAATTGAAAGCACTCGCCAGTTGTTGGTGTATCTCTGCGATACCTATAACATACCGAGAGAATATAGAGCGCAGATATTCTCGCTTGACAAGGAGGCATTCAAGGGCACTCCTGGTATCTATACTCACAATTCGGTCAGAAAGGACAAGAGTGACATCTATCCATGCCCGAGAATGATTCAAATGCTTGAGAACTTAT